ATAATAGTTGAGTTTTTAAATCCATTATTTAAAACACTCTCTAAATTTTCAGCTTTAACTCTCATTCGAACATCAACAGTTGGTAATGAACTAAGTTCTGCTATTTTATTCAGTTGCTTTGTAATATTATCTTTTACTGCTTTTCTTGTTTCAGCAGTTGGCGGCATTGATGTTGGCCTTTCTGCCCATCTTTGCTCAATGTAATCAGAAATACTAACATCATGAATATGTTTCAAAGTCTTGGGTACAAATTTGTTCTTTCTTGGAGCATTAAGACTAGGCAACATATTTAGACTAAGAATTTTAACATTACTAATCTTTTTCCAGTCTCTATAGCTCAACGCATTGCGATATACATAATGCCCTTTACCAGTTTCAGGATCACGACTCCAACGTGTTTCAATATCTGGCAAGTTTTTGTCATATGGAACTGTGGTACATCTACAATAGGGATGAATTAACGGATAATTAATTCCTTCTCTTTTATCTTTGACATTAAAAATGCGCTCATCTAAGTGGGCGCATTGGTCACAAGTATGACTTTCTAATGTTGCTAAATACTGATACTGTTCAATATCACTGTCTTTATAAAACTGAGCTGTAGCTTCTTCTGCAGTATGCCCCATCTCAGTGATAACTAGTCTATGTAAATCTCTTTCGGAAACTTTTTGGAATCTGTCTCGCATCATTCTAACGACTTTGCTTGGAGAGTAACCAAACAAAGTACCTCTTAAAAGTGCATCGGTTAACTCATCAGGTAGGACTTCCGTGTATTCTTTCCAAATACGCTTACTGAAATCACTACCTTTCCAAGGTCGATAAACAATGTTTTCTAGTTGCTGTTCGTTAAAGTGATTTAGTTTGATATCTAATTGACCAGTAGCACGATACTTGTTGTAAGCATCTAAATAGTAACTGTTCTGATACTGTTTAGCTAAGCCTGTTTGCATTCGCAATTGTTCAGCCATGCCGTACTTTTTAGAAAACTCAACCATCTGTTCATGTAATTGTTGAAGTCTAAATATGCGACTCTTGTAGTATTCAGCATTTAATTCTTTCTCATAGCCACCAGCTTTGGCTTTTCTTTCAAACTCTTCTAGGGTCATAGACCACTTAGTTGAGTTGATATTACCCAAGACGCTAGCAGCCTGTTTAAGCCCTACATGGTTCTCATTAGCATATCTTTGTAAGTATCCTAACGCCTCTTTTTCGATATCATGCTCTAACTTTCTTAGGCGTGACTGCATAGCAGCTTCATAGTCTGCTGACGCTTCTAGTTGCTTTTTTTTAGCAAATAAAGCACGTTTTTTCCAGTATTCACTACTCTTCATTGTTGTTTTGTACGCCTGTGCCGTTTAAATCTTCAGCATAGGGATCATTTTCTTGTCTATCTTTGGCTAAGTCTTTCAGTTCTTGTTGCCAATCATCAACAATAGGATTTGCTTTAGCAACTGCCTCTTTTGAACTGTAATTGGCTACTGTAGAGACGATCTGAGCCTTAGTTAAGCTATCCTCTACCTTAGTTCTCGTCCAATGTTGTGATATATGACGCTTGTCAGCATCTGAAAAGTTGAGATATCGCATAATCGCACGGACAAGCTCGTTAATTGCGTGTTCAAAATAAGTTTGCGTCTTAGCTGCTTTTAATTCTAAGTGAGAATATAGCATTTTGATTGCTACACCAGAAGCATTTGAACTTTCAAAGTTGGCTGGATCAATTCCTTGCCCAAACAAGAAAATGTTATCACGGGTTATCTTAAGTGCATCGTCACGGGCTTCAACAGGAATGTCAATTTGTAGCTTATCAACGCCACTCTTATCACCGTTGCCTGCGTTGTTAATCTTAATGGACTTATACTCTCTTAAATCGTTCATGAACTGCTTTAAGCTAGCACCGCCATAATTGGTTAAGACAAGAATTACAGTCTGAACATCATCGAGATCATTGATAAACCCGTTGTAGATATCATCGTAAGCATCAATTAAGCCCTTATACTTGTTAAGCTCAGGCAATCTGTACTTATTTTTAGGAAATTCGATAAAAGGAACACGTCCAAAGTTGTGTTTTAAGGTGTTTGACTGTCCTGTTTCATAACCAGCACTTAAATCGTAAGAAGTAATAATGTTGTAAGGCTCAATGATTTCGCTGTTAGTTGTACTTGTCTTGAAGAATTGTGCTTCTTTATCGGTCCAATATTCATGAACTGTGAAGTACTTACCATCTTCTGGGTCTAACTGCTTATAACTTCTAAGTACACCAAGCAATTTATTATCAAGCGTTGTCGCATAGATAGGCGTGATCTGATCAGGTTGGATAATGCCATATCTGAAATTGTTGTCGTCATCAATCCAGTAGTGCAACCAAGCTCGACCAGCATTTGAACTGTCTACTAACAAACTGTTGAGCGTTAAAGCTTTATCATCGCCTAAAACATCTAAGATCTTCTTGTTGTCCGCATCTTTCCCTATATCAATATCAGGAAAGACAGAAGCAACATACCCTGCTTCTTGGTCTACTAACAACTGATAAAAGTTTGATGGAATGCGATTATCAGCACTTCTTAATGGGTCTTTTTTACCTTCCTTATTAAGCTTAGCTTTACCGTTGTTTCTGGTAGTGATATCAGTCTTATTTTCATAATAATTCACTGCTTGTTTGTAGTTATTAATCAAATCATTACGACTTGAAGAAGTGTTCTGGATTAATTTTTTTAACGCTTCTAATTCCAAGGCACGAAACCTCCCTTCTTATTTCTACTGTAAATTGCGTATCTAATAGCATCTAGTCGGTCATTGTGTCTTACATCATTTTCTTTGAGTGGCAAACCTGTTTTGTCGTCCCAAGCATACTGATAAACTTCTTCTAGTAATCCACTTGCTGCTGTATCGACCACATAAAATTGACCGATACGCATTTTTCTAGCCACACACTCAATTCCCGGCATGATATTCTTATTGGCGTTTATACAGTTAATACCATTAGATTGAAATTCATTTACGTTATCAGGGCGAGCAGAATCAGCATAAAAAATAAGGTTGCGTCCAAAACTTGCCTGCAAGTTCTTCGCAATCCTTATCCAATAATCGATGAATTTATGTTTCTGTGTGTAGTCAGCTAGCACATACGTATTACCGTCCTTATCATCACCAAGAAGAATGATCGGATTAGGGTGTTCATAACCCCAGTCAACGCCAACGTAATACTCTAAATCATCTGGAACTTGTTCCCTAGAGATAACCATTTTGTCTTTATCAAAATCTCTATAAACAATACCATCACCTGTAACCCATTGTCCTAAAATACCCCGATCATAAAACATCCCTTTAGGGGTTGCTGCTTTAATTGATTCGACATAATCCTTTGATAAAAAGGTGTTGTCATCAATAGTAAAAGTAAAAGATTTAATGCGTGCTTTAGGATCTGGGTTATCAATATAATCTGTTTTTAGCCAATGCGTTGGTATATCAGGGTTGGTATCACAAATAATACGTGCCCCTTCAATAGAACAACGTTGTAATATTTCTTGAAAGACGTCATGAGTAGATAAACTTGCTTCATTTATATAAGCACCGTAACTTGTCATACCACGAATTGATCCAACCCCACGGATTGATCCTGTGTAAGATGGCACTATATCTACTCCAAACAAATGATAATGTCCATGTCTATCAGTTTTCATCGTGATACCAAAATACGACTCAATCGCACTGATAACGTTAGTGTAAATGGAATTAGAGCTATACCCTGCCAAAATATATTGAGGATGTGGATCTTTTCTACTCTTGGCAAGCTTAGCAATACGTTTTAGCTCCATCACAAAGATATAATTATTCATTACTGTTTTACCAGCTCTGAAAGCGCCGGATAAGATCATAATTTTCCAATCATCATGTAAATATGAATGAAGCACTTGTTTTTGTTTATGAGTTAGGATCTGATCTAGTCCCATCTTTCTTTTCTTCTCCTACAAGTTTATTAATTAAATCATCAAGTTGTTCAGTGTTTTCACTACCTAAACGTTCAGCAACCGTAGCCTTTGCTTCTGATATACGAGTATCTGCAATAAGTTTTTTAAGTTTTTGCTTCTCAATAGGATCAACTAATGGATATCGCTTCATAATTTCTTTTGAAGCTGTAATTTTGTCTTTGAAAGAAGGTTTCTTTTTAATTACAACCACATTGTCGGCAGTGGACATTGGAACTTCTTCAACAACTTCATCTCGGAGTACTTTCGTGTAGAATTCCAACACTTCTTTAGCATCAGCAATTTTATGAGACTCAATTTCAGCCATTTTAGCGTCAATATAAGATTTAAGTTCAGGTTTATTCAGGTTCTCATTACCAATAGAATATGCTGTTTTTGCAGAATATCCAGCTTTGAGAGCTGCGTCTTTAGCATTTCCAGACTTAATATACTCATCACAAAATAACCTTTGTTTAGCTGTTAACTTACGTTCCAAAACATCTCACCACCACCTTAATTTTAAAAAAATAAAAAGCCAGCTTATGCTGACTTACAATAATACAAATTTATTTTAGTAAAGCTGCAATAATTGTTCCTAGAGCAGTTATTAAAGCTATTATTATTGGAAATAAAAACGGATAATGTTTTTTGGTTATTTCAACATTTTTATCAGAAAATTTATGCACTTCTTTTATTTCAGTAATAGTAAAAAGTGTTTTAGCTTTATAAATATTGATTAATAACCATCTTGAAATAATTAAATCAGTCACACCCCAAGTTAGAGTACACCATAAATATCGATTCGGAACATGTATAGAAGTTACAAAGGTCATTAAATTAAGTAAAATACAGATCGATAGGCATAAATCTTTTAGTGGAGGATTACCTAGAAGAACAATAATAAGTGCAATAGCACTTACGAAAAATGCAATGGATATAAAGATCATACTATCTTCTATCCAAAAATTTTGCTTTCCAGCCTGTTGAGAGTTTTCTAGTGATGTAAAAATTAAAAAATTACCAAAAAATAAAAATGCAGCTATTATAATGGTATAAATTATATTTTTTCTCTTCTCACCAAAGGCAGTAAACTTTTTTTCTAATTTTTCAAATCTATCTTCCCATACAGTTTTTTTCTCTTCATTCATATATATTCACCTCAAAAAATATTATAAAAAAATCAACTCCGAAGTTACAGAGTTGACATTTTGAGATTAATATACATGTTAGTCCAAATTAGGACTTTGCCAATAGATTAGCTTTGGTGAAACACACGGAGATTAATAATAATTGAACAAAGCTAATCAATAGGATACACCGGAATCGAACCAATAAGAGATAATCGTTGCTGGCATACTTAGCTATATCTCGGTAGAATTGCCACTACCCTAGCTCACCAATGGCTAGCTATATCCTACAATGCTCTGTTAAGGCACAGAGCTAAACCAGATGCTGTAAATTAAACGACAAGTAATATATTTTTCGTGAATGTACATTACTATTACGGATAAAACGCAAATATATTGCATGACAAGGTATATTTGCTTAACGCCTGCTTTCCAACAGGCAACGGGCAGGCAAGGAGTCGAACCTCGCTAGATATTTATGAAAGAAGATTGCCTTCTTTCTAATTCCAAATTGTGTTCCGTTCTACCCACGGTATCTGCTGCGGTCCACTGCGAACAGATAACCAGCTCTTAGTCTACGCTCTCCCTCGAAACCGTTGAGGGGTCATGGCGATAGAAGGTTGCACCTAAGCTACATACTATTACACATAATAGTCTGATAATGACTACCTGCTTAGGTGCTATAAGCCAAGCAGGAATTGAACCTGCTTAACTTGAATAATTAAGAAACTACGAGAAATATTTTATTAGAGGTCTTTTTTTATCGTCTCTCATCGATTAGCCCGCTGTCTCGGGCTATAACCGCCAGCCGAATCGAACGACTGCTAACGCCTACCAAGGACGGTCAGTCAATTTGTACTTACACAAATCAAGATCTTCTATTAATTTTAGAAAGGAGTATTTTTAAGTTCGAAAAACCGCACTCATAGCATCATCGAGGTGTCGTCGAAAGATCCTACCACCTAATCTTTCGACAATAACAATTTAACACGATTTGCACGCAAGCAGAACGCAAGGTTTACGCATACTTTACGCACGACCAATTTTTCCGAAACTTACCAAACAGTCTTAATTCTTTCAGTAAAAACTCTTAAATCAGGTAAGCCTTCAACATCAAAATACTTCTTCCAGTACAGCCAACGGTCAGCAAATTCGCATTGTGCGTTGACTTTTTTGTTGTCGATTGATCGAGTAGATAAGTTGACACTTGCTGCTACGTCAACAATCCTTAATTGATCTATATATGTACCAATTAAAATGCGTCTGTAGGGCTTAAAGGCGGTGTCAGTACAATTATCCATTGTCTTATAGATGGCTGCACACACCTTCCTAGCAGGATCAGCAATATTAATATCATCTAATGCTTCATCTATGAAATTATCTTCGACCCCATTTTTGTTTGTTGATCCTGGTGCAAAAGATAATTGAGGGCTTGTAAGTTGATTGCGGTGCAAACCAGCTAAGTTAAGATATCTCTGAAACTCAGTAGTCAGAAATTTGTCCACCTTCCTAGCTGTAGCTCTCGGATTGGGCTGCAACCCTAAATTGATTTGATACACACTTACACTCCCTCTCACCTATCAATTATTTCTGTCTCTTACTTTGATTTCATGCTCTATATAAGCTAGTAACTCTTCTGCCTTGCTTTTATCAATCATTGCTTCAATTGTTGGTTCAACAAGTTCATTAAAATTCCTAATATTTGATTTCAACATTGATCTAAACTCATCAAGTTGTCCTGTTGAAAACTGCTTATAATTGCAAGTGTTGACTTCATATCCATACAATTTCATAGCCAAGGCTTCTCTTCCTCTTCATCAGTTAATTTATTTTCTTTAGCTACTCTTAAGTCCCAAATTCCATCGCCCATATAAGTTAAAACATCACCACTATTTAGTGAACACATAAACCCGTATTTAGTTTTAATCACATAGCAAACAGCATTATATTCCAGACTCATACTATCTTCTGAACGAACACGAACTGAACCAGCTCTCCTAATTCCATGTTCATCTAAGAAATCCTGAGTAAAGGTATACAGTAATTCAGCCCTCGTTCCTCTAGTTCCAATCTTCAATTCAATTGCCATAGTTATCTCTCCATTTCTTGTAATACTCTTCAACTTCTTTGTCATAGTCTACCGACTTAAGTGTCCCGTCTTCCTGTACGTGATACCATTCGCCTTTTTGATATTTAAGATCACTCATAAGACAAAAACCACAAATCCTACTGCACCTAAGCAGATTAACATCCCTGCTACAGCGATTAATTCTGCATTATGATGCTTCATATTTTCTTAGTTCCTTAATCATAGTGGCAATTGGCAAACGGTATTCACTAGATAAAATGCTGGCATCAAAATCTAAAATATCAAGTTCAGCCTTTAAAGTGCAGTTATGTTGCTTAGCCATCAACTTTGCTAATCTCAAGGCTTTGTCCTTATTCTTTGCTACACAGGCATCCATAAATTTACTTGGCAAGCTTACGTCTATCTCTTCCATCTAATTCCCCAATCTATCCGGAAATTACGGCAATCATCAATGCTACGCTTCTAATATTGCCCAGAATCGGATCATTTAACCAGTTACGGTACTCATCACTAACAGGCATGTAATCGCTAGAAGCCCCAAACTCCCAATCTTTTTTCAGATCTTCCTCATCATCAATATCTAACAGCATTTTGAAAGCACCGCGGAATGTAAGCATCCCTCCCTGGATTTCATTTGAAACCCAATCAATGCGCTTTTGAACAAATTCAGGTAAGGAATGATTTTTAGCTGGTGGCACACACTTGCCATCCTCAACTTTCCATCCATATACCCAATCATAACTTTCAGTCACTCTATCTTTTTCCATTTTTTCTACCTTTCTATTTAATTACCAATTGAGTATGCAATTT